CGAAATTTACTCGTCAATATGGACGGATCTCTATCAGAGAGGCCTGACAACCACTGAGCGTCTGAGCTCTGGGATGAGTCGAGATGGAATGATGGCTAGACGCACAACGCCTCTTGGTTCGCAGTTGATTAAGTTTCTAAGCTAGTCAGAGACAGCTTAGTTTCCTCATTGAGACGATAAAGCTCAAGCTTCCGCGCCACAGTTGGCGACACCGTGATTTCGTGGCGCGGCGGTTCCAGCAGCGGCAGTGCGCCACCCGGGCCAAGCCCATGTAGGTGATGAATCATCAGGGTCATCGCCTCGCCCTGTTCCTCGATACCAGCCCACTCCATCAGTTCCAGTAGGGCCTGTTTAGTCCCTGGTCGAACCTTCAAGCGCAGGTCTTCTTCCTGCAACCGTGCGGCTTTGGCGCGGCGTTTCTCGTCGCGCTCCTTGGGTGACATCGCCATACGGCACCTCCATTATTCCGCTGGGCGGGATGTGTATGTGCAGCTGGCGGCGACGCTGCTGCGTGAGCTTTTGGATGCGTCTCATGGGTTGCACACCTCAATGGGCGTTTTCTTCGTCGAGCCAGACGGCATAACCACCAGTAGACGCTTGTTTCCTCGGTATACGCCCCAAGGCTGACCAGTGGATCTGGCCATGGCCGCCGCGTACTTCACGGCGGGCACAGGCTGGGACATGGTTGCGATCATGGCCTACCCTCGATTCCGCTGGAGCGGGAAGTCAATGTCGAACTCGGCAATGATGCGCGCGAACCTGCAGTTACCGATGCCCAGGTCCAATGTCACGCCCCACCGGGACATGCCGGTATCACGCAGGGCAATGATCTTGTCGGCGAGATCACGATCCTCCTGGCTCGGTTCGGCCTTTGCCTTCGCCGGTGTGGCCGGCTTCGGCGGGCTGAAGAACCTGAATCCTCCCCGCGCCGCTACGCCCCAGAGAGCGGTCTTGGTTTCGCCCAGGAGCTTTGCAACCTCGCCACAGGTCATGGTCTTGGCGAGCTCTTCTACCTGAGCTGTGCGTGCATTGGCGCGGCTTTTACGCTCGCCGCCGCGCTCCTGCTTGACTGGCTTGACCCGCTTTGGCGTCGGCTCAGGGTGATGGCGCTGCCGGAAGGGCACGTACTGGAACCCCTCAAGCACAATGATCTGCCCGCCAGACGCGAAGAAGGCCGCTTTTGCGGCCTCCAGGTCGATTGATTGGTTCATGGTCACCTCATGCAGCGATTCCGAGCACGCGATTCATGCGCTCGTCGAGGATTTCGTAGAAGGTCTTCACGCGCTCGGACAGCTTGCGGATCATCGCCTCGTCACGGTAGGCGCGCTTCACGAACAGAGGCATGCCCGGCCAGTAGCAGATGAAGTCGATCCACTCGCGCTCCGATACCCACAGGCCGCCCTGGCACTGGGCAACGTGCTCTTTCGGGATCTCGCCGCCCAGGATCACGTCCACCTGCAGCTTCGGCAGCTTGGTCTTGATCTCGGTCAGGCCCTTGTCGCCTACCAGGGCGTCCGGCGAGTAGCCGATTCCGTGGTTGAGTATTATTCCGACCTCGGTCGTTTCGACCTCCTCGCTGTCGCGGTAGAGGTTGCGAGCAACGCCTTCCAGCTCATGGCCTCGCTCGGTATGCCGATTGCCACTGAACGGATCGGCCGCTTCGCCGGTGATACGTTCGCCGATCAGCGTGTTCATGTAGGTGAATGCGCCGGCGCCGAAGCCGGCTTCACCCTTGCCGTTCACGAGCAGGCAGTCCAGTTCACTGCAGGTGATGATGCCCAAGCGCAGGTCTAGCCAGGCCTGAGTGCCTTGTTCGACATCTGAGATGATCTGCATGGTTTACTCCTGCGGCCGGCTGGCCGACTTGGTGAGGCGAGCGAGCACAACGTCGAACTCGGATTTGTAGACGTTGGCAGCGCAGCCGTACTTGGCGGTGAAGTTGTCGACCAGGACTTGGCTGCATTTTTTCAGCAGCCCATCGAGTTGGGCGGCTTGGCGCGGTGTGATGATCGGCTCATCAGGCACTTGCATCGGTACGGCTCCTTGGCCGTCATCGTCTTCGCCAGTAGTGGTGAAGTTCAGAAGAGCGCCGGCCGTGTAGCGCTTCCCGTAGCTGACAGAACTGGCAACGGCCTGGACGGCATTCTTGCTGCCGGTAGCATCGGCTGGCAGGAGGATTGATGTGGTTTCCCTGTGGCCGTCTCGATGACTAAGCACGCCCTCAACCTCGATGCCTTTGTCGGTGCGTGGAATTCGGAAGGTGAGAGCAAAGCCGTGCTTCGCCAGGATGGGCTTCAACTCTTCGTTGATGTCCTCCCATAGGGCGTAGGTAGATTGGACGTTCTTGTACTTGTCCTTGATTGCGCCGCGCTCACGGATAACCGGAAGCTCTTCCTGCATGGCGGCTAGCGCGGCATCGAACGCTTGCTGCGCCTGTTGCGCTTGGTGCTGGCGGTGCATCGCCATCAATCGCTCCATCTTGTCGATGTCTGCATTGGGGGACATTGCGACTTGCTGGATGATCTGCAGGATGGTCGCCGACTCGGCGGCTACAGCCTGTGGCTGGGAATGGGTTTCGACCCTGGCTACTTGGCTCATGGCGACCTCAGAAGTTGATGGTGATGTTCGGGACTTCGCGGCGGGCGATCTTGAGCACGATGGCCCTGGCCAGCTCCTCGGTGATGTTCAGTGACATCAAAGCGGTTTTGGCCTCGCCCATGACCTTTGTCTTGTGGGCTTGGTCGCGCTCGCGGGCCTCTTGCTGTCGGAGGATCTCGGTAGCTGCTGCATCGGCGCGGCGACGCTCTTCCTGGCGCGCCTGCTCGGCTGCCTCCTCTTGCCGTCGAGCGGCGTCCCGGCGCTCCTGCTCCATACGTTGCTCGGCCGCAACGCGGTCGGCCTCGGCCTGAATCCGGGCGCGCTCGGCTTGTTCGGCTTGCAACTTGAGCTGGAGGCGCTGGTTCTCGGCTTCGCGCTCTTGTGCGGCAGCCTGGTCAAGCAGTTCCTGCTCGCGGCGGGCTGCGGCTTCACGCGCTGCCTGCTGCTCTTGGGCCACACGCTGGCGCTCCGCCTCGACTGCGGCCTCCTGTGCCAGGCGGATACGGTCCTGCTCGGCCCGCTCTTCTGCTTCGCGCCGCAGGCGGGCCAGCTCGGCCTGCTCGGCGTCGTACTTCTGGCGGGCGGCGAGGGCGGCCTGCACTGCATTCAGCGAAGCCTCTTTGGTCCGAGCTGCCTCAGCCTCGAATTCCTCCCACGCTTCGCCCAACTGGAACGCGGATAGCTCGGTGATGCGCGCCTGCAGCTGTTCGGCGTCCAAGGCGCCCAGCTCGGCGGCCAGATCCTTCATGCGAGTGATCGCCTCGTTGTGGCGGTCGATCCGAGCATCCTCGGCAGCTTCCCACTCGGTGAGCGGCCGGCGCGTCTCGTCCCGTAGCGCGTCCATTTTGGTCACGAACTCGCGCAGCTCGGCCTCAACGACCTTCGGCATTTCCTTGAGCCGGCGCAGGTAGTCGCGGCCCGGCTTCTCGACAGCGGTCTTCGACTTGCTGACCTTGGCGGCCAGGCTGGCGATGCGCTCGCGGCCCTTTCGGGTGGTGAGGTCGGGTACTTCGCCTTCGATCTCACCCTTCACCAGGTTGATGAATTGCTGAAGGCCACCGGCCACGTAGATGGCCGGGGCGTTCGCCTCGCTGATCTCATCGATAGCGATCAGTTTCTGTTCTGCGGACATTAGAAAACCTCGCGCCAGGCCGGCGCCGTCAGTTGGAATAGGGAATGCCAGGTCACCCAGGCACGGAGGTACGCTCCAGGCCCTGGCTGCGGTGGATGGTTGCGCGCTCTCGCCGCTTACGCTCCCGAAGGGGTACGGTTATCCCGAAGGGCCGCCGTGCTCGGCTACGTGATTCAGGAAGTGATGCTGCCAGCCAGTGCGCTGGCGAGCATGAAGAAGGTGCAGGCGAAGAGCATGGAGAAGGAGCCGCGCCAGATGACCATGCGGCGGGCGCGCTGGTAGCTGGTCATGGGCATGGCCTTGGCCGAGCAATGGGACGGCGCTTCAGCCAGTCGGCCTTGATCGGGTAGGGCAGATCGGCGACACGCATGCCAACCGGAAACTTGAGGGTGCCGCGCACCTGGGCGGCCTGCGCTTCCTCGACCTGCTCGTCAATGAGCGTCTTCACGATTGGCGTGGTCATGCAACCTCCTTGCGCCGCTCGGCAATCCGCCGGATGCGCTCGCAGTAGTGTTTGAACTCGTTGGAGTCGATGGCCAAGAGGGAGAAGTAGGCGACCACCAGCGTTTCGGCCTTGGCGTCCTCCACCGGGCCAGAGCCCGGCAAAAGCATCGTTTCGATTGCGGCCTCGATGGCGCTGACTGCCAAGCTGTGAGGGCTCATTGCGCCTCCTCGGCCTGGGCCAGCACTCCTTCCTTGGCGAAGGGGGTGAGCAGCTGCCGGGCGATCTCTTCCAGCGTCGACTCAGGGTTGGCCACGCTCAGGATCTCGTCGGCTGCGGCTGCTGCATCGCTGGTGACCTTGCAGCGCGCAGCCAGAACCAGGCGGCCCAGCACCGAGTTGCTGATGCCATTCAGGCCCAGCTGGCCCATAACGAACTCATCCACCGCCTGGGCGAAGCGCTCATAGGTGACGCCCTGCTTCGGGCGCATCCGGCGCTGAAACACCACATCGCGGCGCGCCATCAGCTCAGCGATGCCGTCGTCGATCCAAGTGGATTCCGCGTCGGCTACTTCGCTCACCGCCGGCGGCATCCGGTTGTCGTACTCAAACTGTGCTGCTCGAAGTGCGCCCATGGCGTCCTCCTGTGGGGTTGGCAACCGCATTGATCAGGTGCCGGGCACCAGGGACCAAGCTGGGCGTGAAAAGCCAGGCCCGGCACCTGTCGATGCGGTCGTATGTGAAGGGAAGGGGATGCGGGATGCATCGGGAAGCGCATGGCCGGTAACGACATTTGATCCGGACGATTCCATGCGCTTTCCGATGAACCCCGCTAAAGGAACATCGGGCCTGCTTTTGGCTCACTGCAGGCTGGTGATGAAAGCCGCTGCTACCAACAGCGGATGCCGCGCTCGAAGCTTGCAACATCGAGCGTTTCCCGTTGCTGATACCCGCCGGGATTAGGGAGAGGGGTAGGCCGCCCGGGAGAGCGGCCTCACTGATCAGCTCAGTGTTTTCGGGATGGTTCTATTGCGCCATCGAAAGGCCATGCGATGGCCCGAACCCGTACCTGTTCTCTGCGGACTTCCTTGCGGCTGCCGCGTCGAAGATGTTGTCGAAGCTGCCAAGCCATTCGCGCTTGGAGTGCCTGATGATGAACGCGCCGTAGCTATTGCCGCAGCGATGCAGGCGAACGCCGGTAACGCCCGACGAGTTACGAGCCTGCCTCCTGATGTTCATGTTGTTTTCGCGACGCGAAACAACGCGCAGGTTGCAGAGCCTGTTGTCCAGGCCGTTACCGTTCAGGTGATCAACGTCCATTCCTTCGATGTTGGCGCCGTGCATCATCTTGATGACTCTATGGGCGAACATCTGCACGCCGCCAAGACGACATGTCAGGTAAGGGCGATTGGTAGGGCCGCGCATCGATCCGGCCGGCTTGCCGGCAAATCTGCCATTCCATGAATTACAGGCCGCCTGACTCACGAAGTGCTCAACCGGACGATTTCGCCAAGTGAGCGCCCCAGTGTCCGGGCAATAGGAAAGGCACGCGTTCAAGTATTCCTTGTCCACGGCATATCTCCAGATTGAATTCAGAACCGATGCACCCTGCGATGGGGAGCAGGGCATCGGGCAGTTAACGTCAGGCTGACGGGGCGCTGGTCCATGCATTCCGTTTCAAGCGCTGCCTGGGCAGCTACGCGGTTTGCAGCGGGGCCTGCGCTTCGACCTGCAAAAATCCGTGGTCAGTGCAGAACTGCAGCTCCGCTTCGTAGCCAGCACGATTAAGAACCTGCTGTCCGGCATGGTCGTAGATGGCTCGGTGAAAGCCAGGTCCGGCCTTGCGCGGGGTGCGCACTACCGTGTAGCCGTTGCGTTCGAAGCAGCCGTTCGGGCTGTTGGGTTGTGCGGGCATCGTATTGCCCTCCAGGGCGGTTGATTCAGTGGATTCCCCCTGATGCGCCCCGCTTGAGGCGCACCGGGGAATCGTCTGCTTAATGGAAAACTACGGCGCCGCCATCAGCAGCAACCTCGAAAGCCACTTTCCACTCCTGATACTTTTCCCAGAAGTAGCCACCAACGGCTTCGGCCTTCTCGGCAAAGTCGGCGTAGTCCTTGGCCAGCTTCGCGCTGACCACTGGGCCGATGGTGCCGTCGCAGTCCGAGAACAGGATCTGCTCGTAGAACGGGCCTTCACCTGCCTTGTTCGCGCCTCCGAAGTAGGGGAAGCGCTTTTCGTATTCGTCGCTTGGGTTGGCATCCGGGGTGTAGCCGGCAAGCTTCGCCAGCTCATCGCGCCAAGCGCTGTAGCGACCGTAGCCAGTGCTCAAGCCTGAGCCTTCCTCGCCAAGCTTGTAGGTCATGCCTTCTTTCAGGCCCTCCGCGCGGCCCGGGAAGTCCTTGTTGAAGTAGAAGTCGCGGTAGTTGTCGTAATCGACCAAGTCGCCGTGTTCATCACGCTCGGCGTCTGGCGCCTCGACCAATTTGCTGAATGCAGAAACGTCCAAGCCCATTTTGTGTACCTCCAGGTGGATTCCCAAAGCACCCGGTCGCCCAGGTGCTTCAGTGAATCGATGGGGCCGGCCTCGCTACTGGCGACAAGCCGGGGTACTGCGTCAGCGGTGATCCCTCTACGCTAGGGTGGCGCCGCGTCTGCCGCTGCTGATTGCAGCTCGGCGGTTCGTCTTGGTTGCGGGCGTCGAGCTTCCTCCTCACAGCGTCAAACAGCATCTATCCGCCATGGATCACAGGTCCCTACAACATGCACGCTACAGCTCTGATTGCCCTGGCTGAGTGGGGCAGGGTGCATGAGGTCCGGCGCCCCTCAATGCCGAAGCTCGGGGCGCTAATTCAAATCGGTGTTTCTCCCTTCTGCCGCCGGGATCGCGGGGCGCATTGCTTGCCGGGTCGTTCGCGCGGTTCGAGCCTTTCGCTCTCGATCAGCCGTACAGGTTGTTCCTGTCGTGGGCGGGCTATCTGACCCGTCTGATCGCCGGTCGCCGGTAGAGGCAATGCGGTCTGTTGGTGTTTCGGTGTTGCGCTGGCTTGTTAAAGAGCGGTTGGCTTGAGGGCCTGTCGAGGGGCTGTGTGGCGCCTCGATGGGTGTAAATATGTACCAGTGGTTCACAGTCGTCAAGTACCAAAAGTACACATTTTCTCGCGCCCACAAAAAATCCGCACAAGCCCATGGCGAGATGTCGTGTGGGTGGTGGCGTTTTGATAGAGTCACCCAACTACACAAGGAGCTTTTGGCGATGAAGAGGGCGGTTGTTGCATTGGCTGTTGGGTTGGCGCTTGCCGGATGCGGGAATGCCGACAGGGAGAAGGCTGAACAGCTTCAAGGAGAGGTAAGCAGGCTACAGTCCGAGGTCGCCACGCTCAAGGCGGAGCTGGATGCTGAAAAACATGGGGCTCAAAGGCTGCTGGCGCGAGCGAAGGACGCCAAGGCCGCCGGAGATAACGCTGCTGCCAAATCAGGCCTGCAAGACCTGATCGCACGCTACCCGGAAAAATCAGAAGCGATCACGGCTAAATCTCTGCTTGATGCCATTGAGCGTGAGGAAAAGGCTGCGGAAGCTGAAAGACTGGCAGCAGAAGCAAAGAAAGCGGAGGAGGCGAGGGCCGCCCTAGCCCGACTGGATAAGAACCTGAAGAAAAATACCGATGAGATCAAAGGGATAACCTGGGTTTCCCACAAGTCCATCCCTACGCTCGACACCTATATGTCCCTGTATTTCGGGTTGGAGGGCGAGAACTCTCGGGTTATGCCGCTGAGGCTGAAACTCCAATACCATTCTGATAGCTGGCTATTCGTCCAGAGCGTAACGATCAAAGCTGATGACCAGACATTCCAGCTTGGAAGCCTCGACTTCGAGCGGGATAACGGTTACGGCGGAATCTGGGAGTGGTCGGACACCGTTGCCGAGAACAAGGCCATGCTTAGAAAAATTGCAGATGCCAAAAAGGTGACCATCAGGTTCGACGGAAAGCAGTATTACAACGACTTTATCCTGCCGGACTCTCAAAAGCGCGCCATGAAAGATATGATCTTGGCTTGGGAGCGCTACGGCGGTAAGGCTTAACGCCCACAAAAAAGCCCGCGCTAGGCGGGCAAAGAGGGATGCTGAAAATCAGTCTTCCTTGGGTACGACCCAGCTCAGTCGAACTGAGCCATCCTCACGCGGGGCGATGGTCACATTGTCATTCTCGGCCACCTCGTCAAGGAAGCGCTCCCAATCTTCCTGGGCCTCATAGTCGGCCTTGGCCAGGATGACGGAGCGTGAGCTTTGAGCTGCTGGGGAATTGACGATCTTCTGGATGCGGGCGCCCATCAGCTCGTATCGCGTAGGCGGGGTAGGGGCTTGGGACTTGGATGCGGTCTTGGCTTTGGCCACGGTAAAAACTCCATGTGCTGTATGGATGTACAGTAAATAATATGGAGGTCAGTGGCAATACTGGATAGAGCACATTTGTGCTCTTTTTGGCGGGCGCGCATAAAAAAGCCCACCGAAGTGGGCAGAGAGGGATCTTTAGCCTGGTCAGCTCAATCTGTTTCGTCGCTCTGGCCTTCGGGTTTCCACCTAGCGATTAGGTCCACCAGCAGCTCGGCTATGGCGTCGCTGTTATCCGAAAGCACTTCAAGATGCTCGCTTATCCGCTCGGACGTATCAGTCGACCCCCGCTGGTCGATCCAGATTCCAATCTCCTCGATTGCAGCACCGAGAGCATTGATGTTTTGGTTTAGTCGGCTGAGCAGGGCTGGGGTCGGATCATCTGGAAGGTCGGTCATGGCGTTTCCTCGTGCTGATGAGGAGAGCCTAGCAGGCAAAGAAAAGCCCGCACTGCTATGCGGGCTAACGTAGGGAAAGCGGATGAGCCATCACTGTGCAGGGTAGGGCGTGAAAAAAGCGTGAAGGCATGAAAAAGCCCGCCGAGGCGGGCTGATGCCGACCGCAAGAGACGGAGATCCCGGCGCTTGGCAACGTCAGTGTAACTTGATAAACGGACTTGTGTCGCTGGCATGGTTGAACATCCCTATCTCCACCACGGCTGCTTCGACTGCGTCCAAAGCCTGGGCGATTTGCTGCAAAGACTGCTCAGGGTATCGTTGAGCCGTAGGGGTGATCCCTCTCATATTCGTGGCCAGAGCCAGCTGCGCGTCAGCTAGTCGGGAGAGCAACGACAGGGTGAGTTTGTCGGTGACCATGGCTGGATCCTCCAAAGATCACGACAGGATAGCAGGCAACAAAAAGCCCGCCGAGGCGGGCTTCCTATCCTGCCCGCGAAGCAGGATCCTCACTTGTTACCCTGGGCCTTCGTAGGAACAGCCTTCGCCTGGCTATCTAAGGCTTCCTGAAGCTTTCGCTGCTGCTCTTGCACTTGCCTGAGGATTTCCTGGGTGTCCTTAGTTTGCTGTGCGATTTGGGACTGCGCGGTTGCCATGTCCTTGCCCACACCGAAGCCCGAGATGGTGCTCGAGACGAGCGCTGAGTTGCTGCTCTGTACCCCAAAATAGATGGCTATCGCACTACCGATAATGGCTGTGACGATTGCGAGCGAAGAGTTCCTAACAGACGCCTTAACGTCCTTCAGATGGCTAAGGTCTCGTTCAACGGCTTTGAGATCACCGCCGAGGTTGGACATCTCAAGACGAATTTCGCCCATGGCGTCCTTTACGGTCTGCTCAAAGCTCTTGAGTCTGGCGTCAACGCGCAAGTCCTGATTCTCCAGGTGCGCTTTGATTTCTTCACGATCCACGTCACTCTGCTCCGGAATTGGTTGCTCTGCTGCAATCGCTGGCTTGGCTACGATAGGGCGCATGTCCTCGAATCTGATATTCGAGTATAGGCCTAGCTCTGGCATGACCGCCTTGATCTCGCCGGATGCCGGAGAGGCTATCACAAACCCTGCATGCAGCAGTGCATTGCTCTGGGGCGCATAATGTCGATTGGGTATAGACGATGCTGCTTCAATCGGTTGAATGCTCATCAGGAAAATTGCCCTACTTTCCCTTCATGCTCTCGGCTTGAGCGATACCCTGTTGCAGGGCGACCACCAGACCCTGAGCAGATTCTAGGGTCATGGTGAAATTGGCAAAAACCTTGCGAGTCATCACCAGCGATTCTGGCAGCGTCTGCGTCTGCAGAGTTCCTGGCGCTATTTCCACCAAGGTCTCCTCGGTGATGTTGATCTCGTTACGACCGACTATCAGAATAATCCGTTGCGATCCTGGCTGATCACCACCGGTTCCGGCCACGTTGAACTGATCAACCATCTCCGATATGAAATTCTCGGCTGGAACGTGTAGCAGTTTTGCACCGTTAGTTAGCATTTATTTACTCCCCTAATTTTCGCAGTTGCGTGATTTTCCACATGAGTAGCCCTACAAACTGATACTAAATGTGCATTCCACACCAGCAGCATCCAGTCCTGCGATTACGCTTGCTCTCTGAGGATAAGTCCCGCCTTAACCTCATCCCCATACCCCACCAACCGATCCTCCCCAGCCCGGCGGATCCTCACTCTGGCACCTCGCAAGGTGTCTTTACCCGGACAATTAGCCCCAGGTGGGTTTCCTCTGCATATCCGGCAAGCCGTTCCTCGGCGTCCTGAAAGGACCGGCACATCCTCAGTACGGCTTGAGCATCTGGGTCATTCCCGGCCAGGCTCAGTCGTTCAGCAATCCGCATCAGCTCGACCGCCGACCATTTCAGGTCAGAGGCCAGGCCCTGGAGGTCGCGGCGTAGTTCTTGGTTGGTCTTGGTTAGGGGCATGGCTAGAGGACTCCGCCGCGCCAAATTACGCGACCCAGGATTCGGTGCTCATGGATCTCGCCGTCCGGCACCTTAAGATCCGCATAGAGTGCTTTGTCTGGGTTATCGCTGCGAATTATCCAACCCTCGAGGTCGGAGAAGATCAGACGCTTGACGATGGCGCCCTTGTTCTCGCTGAAGAGCGCGAAAACCTGGCCGTCCACAGGATCGACGCGTGACTCATCAATCAGCAAAACGTCGCGATCACTTATGGTTGGCTCCATGCTCGAGCCCTGCGCGTAAATTACCTTCAGGTTCTTAGGATTAAGGCCCATGAACCGGATCCACTCGCGCTTGAACGCGAGCGTGCCCCGAACCTCGACGTGGTCATTGGATTGGCCTGGCCCCGCAGAAACTAGAGCGGTGTACTGCTTGATGTGGACGTAGGCGTCCTCTTTGTCATCCTCGGTGGGGAAGGCGGGAATGTCGGCAGGTTGCGACGCCAACGGCTTTGCGGCTCCTTGATCGCCGTCCCGCATGCCGCCGCGTCCATATTCAAGCCACTCAACCCGAACCTTAAGCGCGGATGCCAGGGCGAGCATCTTGGCCCCACCTGGCATCGATTCTCCGTTCAGCCACTTGCTGCTGGCCTTGGGTGTGACCCCAGCCAGTTTCGCAAGGCGAGCGCCGCCGCCCCACGGAGGAATGTCGTTGGCGAGCAAGGCTTCTCTCAAGCGCGCCGCAAAGGCCGCTCGTATTTCTTCTATCTGAACCATAGGTTCAATATCGCACGCGCTTGCATGTACTTTCAGTTCCGACATAATATGTACTGACAGTTCATATTTCGTTTGGAGGCCCCATGCAGGAGCTCAAGAAGGCAATCGATGATGCAGGTGGCGTGACCGCCGTTGCGCTCGCTTGCGGGAAAACGCCGCGCGCCGTCTACAAGTGGCTCACCGCTGGCTGCCTCCCGCGCACCGAATACACCGGCGAAACAAACTACGCCGAAAAGATCGCAGCACTGGCAAAGGCCAATGGAAAGCCGCTCAAGGCTCAGCGCCTTCTGGCTGCCACTGCGCCAACCAAGACCGCCGCCTAATCCATTTCAACCGCAAGGAGCAGTACCCGTATGGCCTATCACGACCAAAGTCACCTGAAAGACCGGGAGATTAAGTCGCGCTACGACGAGGAGACCTATGAGGCGCTTAAGGCCGTAGCTCGGCTGCACAAGCTTCAGCTGGCTGTCTTCGTGCGTATGTGCGTGGAGGAAAAACTGGAAAGCATCATCGAGAGCGATGTTAACGACAAAAGCCAGACGGCCTGAAGGCCCGGAAGGAGGCCTACGTGCCCGAAACCACGATCTGCCACGGGATCGATGGACGCCTCTACGAAAAGCTTGAGCGACTGGCGAAACAGGCAGGCATGTCGCCTGAGCAGTACGCCGCAAAGCTGGGAACAGAGCGCTTCTTCGAGAAGACCAGGCCGAGGGGAGCCGGAAAAATCCGAAACCTCCCGGTACCACAAAGGAATCAGGACTCAATAGGCCCTGAAAAAGGAGGGACTGATGAAGGCCCAGATTAGCGAATCCGCTGAATCGCGGACACAAAAAAGCCGCCTGGCGGGGCGGCTCCTTCTAAGCACAGTGGTAACTCATCTGTAGGGTGAATCATGACGGAATCGAAACTCCCAGGCAAGGGGCTAATCAGCCCCGCGCCACAAATTGAAGATAATGAAAACGTGGCGCGGCAAACCATGAGTTCGCGAGAGATTGCCGAGCTCACCGGAAAGCGCCATCCCGACGTGAAGCGCGACATTCAGGCAATGGCTTCCGATCTGAAAGTCGATGTGAGCAGTTTTGCTCACATTTACCTGGATGCTCGCAATCGTAGGCAAACCGAATACCTCCTCGATCGCGAGCACACTGAGTGCCTTCTGACTGGCTACAGCGCCATGCTGCGCATGCGCGTAATTCGCCGTTGGCGGGAACTGGAGAAGATAGTTCTTGATCCAGCCAAGAAGGTGAACGGCGCCAAGGTCAACGGCGAGATCGCGATCTTTGAATGCTACACGCGCCTCCTCAAGCCTTCGCCTTCCAGCCAAATGGCCATGCTGAACAGAATCGCCGCCAACAACGGCCTGGAATCCAGCTTCTTGCCTAGCTACGCCATTGATGCCGCTCCAGATGCTACTGGCGGATCATCCATGCAAACCCTGCCTCTGACCGATCTGCTGAAAGAGCGTGGCATTCGCAGCACTGCCAGGGTTTTCAATCGGTATCTAGCCGAAAAGGGGTTAATCAAGAAATGCCAGCGGAACAGCACCAAGCGCGGCGTCGTGGAATTCTGGGCAATCACTGAAAAGGGACTGCATTTCGGCAAGAACCTGACCAGCCCTAACAGTCCACGCGAAACCCAGCCTCATTGGTATGTCGAGCGGTTCGATGAACTGGTGGATCTTGTAGGGAGGGGGCGCCCATGAAACTCGTGACGATCGTTGTAGCAAATCCTGTCGATCCGATTCGCCTAGGCATGCAAATCGTTGGTGGTCGGGTCACTGCCGCTGGGGTTGGTGACTACTGCGCCTACACCGAACTCATGGAGGCAGCTCAGGAACTAGTGCTGCTGCTCGAAAACGGAATCCCGCCAGGCCATGAGCATCTCGACGCTGCAGTTCGCACTGCTCGCGAGATCATCACCAAGCTGGAGGCCCAATGATGGCCCGCATTCGCACTATCAAGCCCGAATTCTGGTCGAGCGAGCAGGTCATGTCCTGCCGCCCGTTGGCCAGGCTTCTCTTCATTGGGCTCTGGAACTTCTGCGATGACGGCGGCAACCACCCCCTGGCTGCTCGCACGATCAAGGCCCTGGTCTTCCCTGGCGACGACATCACCACGGAGGAGGTGAGCGCGCTCCTTGGCGAACTGGAAGGCGCCGAACTGACTCGCAGCTACTGGTCAGCAGGTAAAAACTACCTGAACATCTGCGGCTGGAAGCACCAGAAGATCGAGAAAAAGAACTTCAAGTACCCAGCGCCGCCGGCAGAAATCGACGATGAGTCGGAGAGTGGTCGTCGACAATTCGCCGAGGAGTCGCCGACTGGTCGTCGACCGGTTGACCCCGGAAGGGAAGGGAATGGAAGGGAAGAACACAACACACAACGCGCGGGCGAGGAATCCGGCGTTGACCCAAAGCTGCCGACCGAGATGGACCTTGAGTGGAGGCCCGACGAAAAGCTGCTGAAGGCCTACGCCAAGCGCATGGGCATCCCTGTCGACCTGTTCACCGAAGAAGCCACCGCCGCGTTCGTCTGCCACTACTCGGCATCTGGCCGCTGCGAGACGCAAGCCTCGTGGGTGAGCCTGCTGGTCAAGTGGGTGAAGCGCGACATGGCTACCGCGAGCAACGTTCGCCCATTCCCGGTGAAGCGCCAAGCCAATGGCCCTGACTTCAACGACACCAGCTGGGCTGATGACCTGGGGGCCTTATGAGCGCACAACCGAAACTGCGCAGCGTGACGCAGATCATGGCCACGGCCCGCAACCTGCCAGCCGAGGTGCACGCTTCGGCCAAGCAGCTCGACCCGGGCACGACCGAAGTGGTCAATGCCCTGTTCAAGGAGCTGCAGGCCATCTTCCCGGCGTGGAAGCAGGCCTGGCCAGATGACGAGGCCCTGAAGGCTGCCAAGCGCAGCTGGATCAAGTCCTTCGTCGCCGCGGGCATCAACACCCTGGAGCAGATCCGCTTCGGCATCCAAAAGTGCCGGGTGCTGGGCAAAGACTTCGCGCCGAGCAGCGGCACGTTCATCAAGCTGTGCCAGCCGACGCCGGAAGAGATGGGCATTCCGCCGCTTGCGCGGGCCCTGGCAGAGGCGCTGGAGAACTTCCACCCCAGCAGGGCAGGATCACGCGCTTGGACGCACGCAGCGGTGCGCCACGCGGCCCTGCAATGTGAAGCGCACAACCTGGGCCATATGGAGCCCGAGCGCGCCGAGAAGGTGTTCGCCCGGGCCTACGACATCACCATCCGCATGCTGGTTGCCGGTGAGCCTCTGGGCGATATCGCCACCGGCATCGGCCACGACAGCCAGAAGAGCGCCGCTCAGCTGGCCGACGAGTACGCCAGCCAGCGCCAGGTCCGGCTGCTGGAGATCCAGCAGATCCCAACCAGCGCCGCTGCATGCCGTGCACACCTGCTGGCCAAGTTGAACATCAAGCGCGCCGGGCAGCCGGCCGGGGAGGGGGTGTGATGATGGGTTATCTGAAAGCGCTGTTCTTCATCCTGATCTGCATGGCTTTAGGCGCAGGTATTGGGGAGTGGTTTTCCTTCGTCCTGAGGCTGGAGCTCGGGTCTTTGGGCGGCTTTGCGCTAGCGATGACGCCGGTTGCCATGTTGGCGGCAATCCCATTCCGCAAGGCGTTCGCCGCCCGCAAGGAGAAGCACTGATGGACACCAACAAGATGCGTGAGCAGTTCATTCGGGCGTACCGACGCATTCTCATTGCCGAGGGGATGATGATTCAGGAAAGCCGTTTCGAGCTGCGTGATGGCGAATTCCTCCACCGCGAGACCGCCATCGCTTGGTGGGCCTGGCAGGCCTCCCGCGAGGCCGTGGTGGTGGAGCTGCCAGAGCCCGACGACAGCTTCGATAACCACGAATACCTGATTGATCGTGAATTGACGGTCAAGGCCATCGAGGCCCAGGGTCTGAAGGTCGAGGTGCAGCCATGACCATCGACAAAGCCGAAATCATCAAGGCGCTGACTGGCAAGGAGCCTCCTTTCAAGTCTCCCTTTGTCGAGGGCCTAGAAGCTGCCGCCAATGGTACTGCGTGGACGCAGTGCCCGTATGTCGGAGCAAGCCAAGACTATGAGCGCTGCGAATGGCTGCGCGGACACAGCGCACATGGGAGGTGGTACGCATGACCATCGACAAAGAGAAGCTGAAGGCACTGGCTGAGGCTGCAGGCAGCGATGAGTGGTATGCCGCTGGCGATCTGCGCTATTGCGACGACAAGACCGGAGAAACCCATGGCCTACACCATGATGACAGCCGGTTCATCGCCGCCGCCAGTCCTGCCACTGTCCTGGCCCTGCTCGCGGAGATCGAAGAAGACGCCATGCATATGCGCGCATTCGGGGAGGTGATGCGGTCCCAGGCTGAGCAGATCGACCAGCTCAAGGCCGAGAACGAGGCGCTGCGCAAACAGATCGCTGATCTGTGTCCATTGAAGAATGTTCCACCGCAGGACTTCCGCGCCTCGAACAAGTGCTTGGCGTGTGGCGAATATCACCATGGCCTTGGTGGTCTGCCGTGTCCGAAATGCACGCCTGTCGCTTATTCGGACATGGCCAAGGAGGCAAACCGTGACTGAGAAGATCAGCGTAAACAGCCAGGCCAAGCTCTCCGAGGCCGTGACCATGCTCACCCGCCTGTTCCGCGACAAGAAGTTCGTCGTGGTGACCATGCGCCCAGGCAAGGACCGCACCCTGGACCAGAACGCTCTGTGGTTCGCCATGTACGACCGCATCGCCAAAAGCACCGAGATGGGCGACATCGAGGACGTGCGCCGGTACTGCAAGCTGCACTTCGGTGTGCCGATCATGCGCGCCGGATGCGCAGAATTCCGCACCGGATGGGCCGAGTCGTTCATCCACCTGCCGTATGAGGTGAAGCTTCGCCTGATGGGGCCGTGCGCGATGTTCGGGCCTGATGGCTTCCCGGTGACCCGTCTGTTCGACCGGGCCCAGGGCTGCCAGTACACCGACCGCATCGTTGCCGAGTTCGCGCCGCAGGGTGTGGTCTTTAGTGATCTGCTGAGTGAGGAGGCGGCATGACCTTGGCCAAGGAGATCAAGCCGAAGAAGTGCCGCGCCCCAGGCTGCGGCAAGCCCTTCAAACCGACCATGACCACGCAGAAGGTGTGCAGCCCGGCGTGCGCCCTGGCTATGGCCAAAGACCCGAAGCTCCAGAAGGTCGCGGCCAAGGCAATCACCAAGCAGGCCCGACAGGACCTGCAGGAGCGCCGCGAGAAGCTGAAGACCCGGCGCGAGCACATGGCCGAGGCGCAGACCGCGTTCAACGCCTACATCCGCGAGCGTGACGCCGGCCTGCCGTGCATCAGCTGCGACTCGAACCCGAGCGACCACGACCTCATCACCGGCAGCCGCTGGGACGCCGGCCATTACCGGTCTGTGGGCGCGTGCCCTGAACTCCGGTTCGAGCCGATGAACGTGCACCGCCAGTGCGTGAAGTGCAACCGGAACCTGTCGGGGAATGCCGTCGAGTACCGCATCCGTCTGGTGAAGCGCATCGGCACCGAAGCCGTGGAGTTCCTCGAAGGGCCTCATAAGCCCCAGCGCCTGACCATCGAAGACCTGCAGGCCATCAAGGCCCTGTACAGGCAGAAGCTCAAAGACCTGAGGAGGGCTGCAGCATGACACCTGCATGGGGATTCCTGATTTTGGCCACCCTCATGGTGGTGGGTGGTGTGGCGTTGTCGTGGGCCGGGGCAGTGCGCCGCAAGCGGTACGCGGAAGAGTTCCTGGTGCGCCGGGCTGAGAAGAGGGGAAAGGCATGCAACTGAATAGCGCGCGCCAGGCGTGGCACGACTGCCTGTACACGGCCTGGGATAGCCAGGGTTCATTCATCGAGAACTTGGGCCTGCTCGGCGCCATGGTCCAGACCACGCAGAAGCAGCGCAAGGCGAGCCACGCCGTTCACCAGGCGCTCGCCGGCGGGGTGCAGGCGGCCATCGGCACACTTTCGGAGCCGCTGCGGGCCTTCGGTAGTTGGATGTACAACCCGGTCGAGAACGACGATGACCGCGAGCAGGCCGAAGAGCTGGTGTTCGTGGCCGCCTACAACGCAGGCCCGAAGATGTACGCCAAGAAGTTCGAGAAAGCCCGTACGGTTGCCGCCGGCGTGCTGTACCGGTATCGCCGGCTGCACCAGGGCGGGCAGAGCGAAGGCATCGACCCGTGCCCAACGCCAGAGGTGTTCCGCGCCTGGCTGCTGGCCATCCATGGGCTGGAGCTTTCATCGGAGCAATGGGGGAGGGAGTGGGAAGGATTCATCGACGCTTGTTTCGCCGCATGCAGCGACCTGGATCGAGATGCGCTGGTGCCAGTTTCGCGGGTGTTGAAAGAGATGAAAATGGCCGCTTGACGAAATGTCCGGCTGGTGGCACCATTTCGCCATTCTGATAATTTTGCCTTTGGCAAACGCACCACAAGATCCGGCCCTATCGCCGGGTTTTTATTGGCCTCGAGAGGGCCTCAAGAGTCCCGGCCACTGAGCCGGGATTTTTCGTTTCTGTGGTAGCAGGGAACCACTGCCAGGGTGGCCCGCAAGGGATGCCTGGACGCGGATAGCCGTCAAGTGCCGCAGGCATGCTGCACCGATTGGTCGATTAGCCCAGCAGCTGGAGTCGCACATCCGAGATACCCAAATCCGAGACAGCAACCCGTTGCTCATCAATCGTGGGAGTTGCGCGCTTGCGCATGTCGGTCACGGGATCTGAATGCGTATGCAGACTCAAGACTGCAGCCAGGGCGTCATGTTGCTGAAGCTCTACATCGGATTCGCATATCCAGAAGCGCGGTTGGCTCTTCAAGTTGTAGTCGATTCGGTATTTCATGCGCCCCCCGACCTCCGCCATCTGGTATTGGTTATGCCATACCGCTCGGCCAAAGGGCGCGAGATCTTCTTGAGGTTGGAAGCGCCGAACTTGGGAATTACTCCCACCCCAACGTCACAGGCGGCCCAGTGCCACGCTTCGGCATTGTCCATCTTTTCCGCACGGATGATGAAAGCGCGGGCTTCGCCGTGAAGCTTGTAGTCGATTACGTATAGCGAGCTGTTGAGCATTATAAGATCCAATAGGGGCTGTCCAGGCCATCAATCTTTTTAGCGCTTAAGTGCAGTCGCGGCAAGGATAGTAGCCTCACGCTGACCATAGACGTGCTTTGAATCATAGTTTGGAGAACAAATGGACCCAACCGACCTCGGCCCAGGCACAGCTACCTGGCTGGGCGGAACGGGCACCGTATTGCTGGGTGGTTTCCTCTGGCTGCGCAAGTTCCTCTCCAAGGATGCAGCTGACCGCGCAATGGATAACGCCGACATAGGCACCGTGCGCCGCCTGAATGAACTGCTCGACTCCGAACGTGAGGCCCGCAAGCTTGCCGAGGCCCGCGCCGATCAGTTCGCCAAAGAGCGCAATGACCTGGCCGCAACCGTCGGCCGCATGGAAGGGAAGATCGAAGCCCTGACCAGTCAGGTCGCAAACCTCACAGAGCGGGTGACGCTACAAAGCGACGAGATCGCCCGTCTGCGCATCAAGCTGGGAGGTACAACCTGATGGACAAGTGCGCAATCCAGTTCATGGCCCGCCATTGGTGGCGCCGGGTAGAGGTGTGGTTCATCGCGATGCTGCTGGTAACCGGCGGTGTGTTCTTCGGCTTCCAGCTCGGTCAGTGGGCGCTGGCAGATTCTTACCGGCAACAGGTCGCCGAGATCCGCGCCGCCTACGATGAGGCCACGCTGCAACGTGACCATCGCCTGGATGAGCTGACCCGGAAGACCAGCACGGCAGCAGAGAAGGCAACCAAGGCGGCGACCACCGCGACCAAGGCAGCCGACAAGGCTGATGAGGCCCTCAATCGGGTATCGCCGTAGCCGCGCCACAAAACACACAGCTGCCATTTCGTGGCGCGGGGGAAGCATGAGCCGACCAATGCCGCCGGCCGACCTGCTCGAATCGCTATGGCTCACCCTGCAACCTGCCCCTGATGTATGGGAGTGGATACAGGCCGAGATCCTCGCCAACACAGGCAGCATCCACAACGAAGAGCACGCTCACCTCATCGACGCGAATGTCGGCGTGCTGTGGGCGTCGTCTGCGTTCGCGAAGAAGGGTAGGACGGTGCTGGGCCAGGCCGAGCAACTGATGATCCGGGCGGGCGGATGGCAGAAGGCACGCCAGGAACAGCAGATGCGTGACTGGTTCGGCGAAGAGCCTGAGTTCCTGATCACCCTTGCCGCTGACTACTGCGCCCAGTGCACCGAGGCCGAGTTCTGCGCCCTGGTCGAACACGAGCTCTACCACATCGCGCACAAGCTCGATAAGTACGGTGCCCCGGCATTCACCCAAGACGGTCTGCCCAAGCTTGAGATGCGGGGTCACGATGTCGAGGAGTTCGTCGGCGTGGTGAGGCGCTACGGTGCCAGCCCTGACGTACAGCAGCTGATCGACGCTGCGAGCCGGCCGCCTGAGGTGGCCAAGATCAACATTTCGAGGGCCTGCGGAACCTGTCTACTGAAGTCGGCCTGATTTTTGGACAGGTTTGGACGGATGATCGCCTATGGCAGCCCTATCAAGTGAGGTGAAGGTCTTCGTAATTCAGGCCTTGGCCTGCTTCGATACGCCTTCCCAGGTGGCCGAGTCGGTCCAAAAGGAATTCGGCTTGACCATCACCCGGCAGCAAATCGAGTCGCATGACCCCACGAAGGTTTCTGGGAAGGGGTTAGCCGCTAAGTGGAAGCAGCTGTTCGAAGACACTCGCAAGCGCTTCCGCGAAGACATCACTGAAATTCCCATCGCCAACAAGGCCTACCGTTTGCGCGGCCTCAATAGGATGGCTGACAAAGCCGAAGGAATGCGGAACTTGGCTCTGACGGCGCAACTGTACGAGCAGGCGGCTAAGGAATGCGGCGACATGTACGTCAACCGCAAGATCGAACCAGACAAGCCCCTGGGCTCCCAGGCGGACCAGCAGCACGCCGTTGCTGAGTACAAGCTGGAGCCAGACGAAGGTGTCCCGACTACCCCGTACCTATGACCCGCCGGTGAAGTTGACGCCGAAGCAGGCAAACATCTATGTCTGGGGCTTTCAGCCTGAGGCGCGCTTCCGCGATGCGGTGTGTGGGCGTCGATTCGGCAAGACCTTCCTCGGCAAGGCAGAGATGCGCCGCGCGGCTCGGTTAGCTGCGGAGTGGGGTGTGAGCGTCGAGGACGAGATTTGGTATGGCGCGCCGACGTTCAAGCAGGCCAAGCGGGTCTTCTGGCGCCGGCTGAAGCAGGCCATCCCGGAAGCCTGGCGCGCAGCTCGACCAAACGAGACCGAGTGCTCGATTACCCTCAAATCCGGGCACATCATGCGCGTGGTCGGCCTGGACAACTACGACAACCTGCGTGGCTCCGGCCTGTTCTTTGTATTGGTGGACGAGTGGGCGGACTGCCCATGGGCAGCCTGGGAAGAGGTACTCAGGCCAATGCTCTCGACCTGCCAGTACACGATTCCCCAGACCGGGGAGTCGAGAAAGGGCGGGCATGCGCTGCGGATCGGCACCCCGAAGGGCTTCAACCACTGCTACGACACATACCGCGACGGGCAGCCAGGCGGTGAGCCTGACCACAAGAGCTGGCAGTACACCTCGCTGCAGGGCGGCAACGTCCCTGCCGATGAGCTGGACGCTGCCCGCCGCAAGATGGACCCGCGCACGTTCCGACAGGAATACGAGGCCGGATTCGAGAACTACGCCGGGGTGGTGTACTACACCTTCGACCGGGCCGAGTGCCGCACCAGCGAGCGCATCAAGCCAGGCGAGGCTGTGCACATCGGCATGGACTTCAACGTCATGAAGATGGCCGCGGTCGTGTACGTGGTCCGGGACGGTCTGCCGTTGGCGCTGGACGAGTTCCACTCAGTGCGGGATACGCCCGAGATGATCGAGAAGATCAAGGTGCGTTTCTCGGGGCACAGCGTATCTGTGTACCCAGACGCCAGCGGACAGAACACCAGCAGCAAGAACGCCAGTGAGTCGGACCTGTCACTGCTCAAGAAGGCCGGCTTCACCGTGGTGGTCGATTCACAGAACCCCGGCGTGAAGGACCGTATCAACGCGGTCAACGCCATGTTCATGAACACCTACGGGGAGCGGCGCATGAAGGTCAACATCGACCAGTGCCCGCAACTCACCCAGTGCCTGGAACGGCAGACGTACACCGACAAAGGCGAACCGGACAAAGACCCCAAGAAGGGGCACGACCACATGAATGACGCCGCCGGCTACTTCATCGCCAAGCGGTTCCCGATCAAGACTCAGTCCGCCGGCACCCGCCGCATCGGAGGTTTGGCGTAATGCCTGTTCAATCCACCAACCCAGACTACGACGCTCACATCGAAGAGTGGCGGATGATGGACGACGCCCTGGAGGGCGAGGGCGCTATCAAGCGCAGCCCGCGCAATCTGCCTAAACCAAGCGGCATGGTCGAGGCCGAGAAGCTGGACGGCGCAGGCAATGCCTACCTCTACCAGAACTACACAGATCGGGCCCAATACGAGCATTGGGTAAGAGATTCGCTGCGCTCGATGATGGGTTTGGTATCGCGGCTGATACCCGAGGTGAAGCTGCCTGCGGCGCTGAAGGGGCTGGAGGATAACGCCACGGCTGATGGCTTCGGCTTGACTCAGCTATTCCTGCGGATCGTGCGCCAGGCCATCTCTCATGGCCGAGTGCCGCTGGTGGTCAACATCGATGACACGGGCCAGCCGTACTTCGCCACCTATGCGGTGCGCAACGCCATCAACTGGGACACTGCTGACCAAGGCGGCCGGCAGGACCTGGTGCTGTCGGTATTCCGCGAGTTCAGACGCAAAGAGCAAGACCGCTACAGCCACGAATGCGAGACGGTCTACCGCGAGTTCTACATGGACGGCACGGTCTGCCGCACTGGCGTACGCAACGAGGCCGGAGAGCTGGTAGAGGATGATCGGCCATTGGGTGTCGTCGACGGCAACGCCAAACTGGTACGGGGCCTGGGCTACATTCCGGTCATTTACTGCGGCTCAACTGATAACTCGCCGGACGTGGACGAGGTCCCGCTGCTCAGCATGGCCAGGGCTGCACTGAAGTCCTATCAATTGAGCGCCGACTACTTCACTGCGCTGCACCAGACCAGCCACCCGCAGCCATGGGTCTCTGGGTTGGACGAGAGCGTGGAGCTCAGTGTCACGGGGCCGTCAGCGGCTTGGGATCTTGGGCCGAAGGGTTCCTGCGGCTACCTGGAGTTCCAGGGCGCTGGCATTCAGGCAGTGCGCACGGCGATGGGCGACCAGAAGAACGCCGCGCTGGAAGCTGGCGCCAAGGTCATGGATGTCTCCGGCACCGAGTCGGGCGAGGCCCGCAAGACCCGGCAGAACGACCAGCATGCAACTCTGCACAGCATCGTCATCACGGCGGCCGCGGCCATTGAGCAGGCTCTGCGTTACGCCGCAGAGTGGACTGGCTATAACCCGGACGAAGTCGTTTTCACGGTCAAACCTGAGTTCGTGATCCCAGAGGTTAACGCCCAGGTGCTGGCGGAGCTGCAGAAGAGCGTCATGGCCGGCACCATCAGCGCCGAGACCTACTGGCAGTACCTGACCACCGGAAAGCTGCCAGAGCGCCCCTACGGCGAAGAGGCCGGACTGATCGGCGACAACCACGGCGCCGGCGGCGTCAACTTGGACAAAGAAGATGGCGACGAAACCGGAGCAGGCAGCGGACGAGAAGCTGCTAGAGCAGGTAAGCCGCCACTCGGTGCTGCTTGAGCGGCTCAAGGCCGGCGAGGTCAAGAAGTTCGAAACCTACCTGCGCCGGGCTGACAGCCATGTCCGGGACCAGCTCACCCGCAAGGAACTCACCACCTACGGCCGGAGCCGGCTGGAAGTGTTCCTGGGGCGTGTGGGCGGCAAGCTGCTGGAGATCTACAGGGCCTTCAGCGACCGAATGCAGTCCGACCTGGTGGACATCGCGCAGTACGAGGCAGCGTTCGAGGGCCGCAGCCTGGCAAAGGCGCTGCTGATCGATGCGGTCATGCCTGCAGACTCCCTGCTCAGAGCGGCGATTAACACGCAGCCCCTGCAGGTGGCTGGCGTGGATGGCGGCAAGCTGCTGAAGTCCTTTCTGACCGGATGGACGCGCACTGAGTCGGACCGGGTAATCAACGCCATCCGGATGGGTGTCGTGCTGGGCCAGACCAACGCCGAGATCACACAGGCAATACGTGGCACCGCCGCGCAGAACTTCACCGACGGTGTGCTGGCAGTCACGAACCGAAGCGCCCGAGCAGTCGTCCAGACAGCAGTCCAGCATGTGGCCACCACGGCGCGCATGGAAACGCTCAAGGCCAATTCCAAGGTTGTGCCGGGGTACCGCATCGTCGCCACCCTAGATCGGAAGACCAGCGTGCAGTGCCGGAGCCTGGATGGCCGCGAGTACGAGATGGGCAAGGGACCCGTTCCTCCGTTCCACGTCAACTGCCGAACCACTATTACACCGATCACCAGATTGTCGGCGCTGTTCGGGCAAGGCGCCACGAGGGCAGCAGTGGGCGCGGATGGGGGCGGGCAGGTCTCGGCAAGCCTCAGCTACTACCAGTGGCTAAAAACGCAGCCAGCGGCCTTTCAAGACGCCGCGCTGGGACCGGTACGCGGCAAGTTGTTCCGAGATGGTGGGCTGACTGCCGAGCGCTTCGCCGCCATGCAGCTGGACAAGAACTTCAAGCCGCTGACGCTGGACCAGCTCAAGGAGCTGGAGCCCGTGGCGTTTGAGAGGGCAGGAATATAGCACTAGGCGACCTTCCCGCCCTCTCTTGGATCAGTAGTTGATCGTTACCGAACTTGCGCCGCGAGCTTTGAGCTCCTGGATGATCTGCTCAACGGTGGCTTCACCAAGGGAGACGTCTTCAGTCTGCGCATTTTTGCTGTTGTGCAAATCCTTTCCGCTGCCAGAAAGAAGTGCATCGAGTTTCTCCCAGGTGGACTCACGAGGTGCACAGAAGCACGAATGCTCAGCGTTCTCATACCGGGAAGGCATTGCTGGGTTAATACCGATTGCCTTCGCGACCTCGGTGTAAGAAAGGCCTTTAGCTTCGCGAGCTGCTTTCAGAGCGGCAGGAAACTTGGGGCTAGTGGGATGCGGAAGAGACATTTCGTTTTCCTTGTTGTGTATTGGAAGACCAATAATACAGTACTGATACTGTATTTCAAGTATGAATACCGCCTCAATGATATTGAGGATCACCAGTGCCCGCCAGGCGGGTCCATCCAATCCCCAGGGGATAGCCACATGCCTTTTGACTTCGACCCGGCCGCCCACGGCCTCACCCTCGACGAGACCCAAACCGCCGCGCTGAAGGCAGCGCTGGGTGGCGAGGTGCAAAAATTCTTGGACGGCGAGGTTTCGGGCCTCAAGTCCAAGAACCGGGAGTTGATCGACTCCAACAAGACCATCAAAAACGAGCTGGACGGCCTCAAGGGCAAGTTCGAAGGCCTGGACATCGAAGCGGTCAAGGGCCTGCTGGCCAAGGCCGGCCAGGACGAAGAGACCAAGCTGATAGCCGAGGGCAAGCTGGACGAGGTCATCAACCGCCGCACCGAGCGCCTGCGCACCGACCTGGACAAGCAGGTCAAGGCTGCCAACGAGCGTGCTGACAAGGCCGAGGCCTTCGCTGCCAAGTACAGCGACAAGGTGCTGGCCGATTCCATCCGCGCTGCCGCCATCAAGGCCGGCGCGCTGCCAGAGGCTGCCGAGGACATCATCCTGCGCGCCCGCGGCACCTTCAAACTGAGCGAAGACGGCGAGCCCGTTGCCACTGACCGTGCCGGCGAAGTCGTGTACGGGAAGGACGGCAAGACCCCGCTGTCTCCCCTCGAATGGGCGGAATCGCTGCGCGAAACCGCTACCCACCTGTGGCCAAGGGCTCAGGGTGCTGGGCAGACCGGCGACAACGGTGGCAAGGCCACGAAGAAATGGGGCGAGTACACCGAGACCGAGCGCGCTGCGATGGCTCGTGACAACCCCGAAGCATTCAAAAAACTCCAAGCCACCCGAGGGACCTAACCCATGGCATCTACCCAACTGTCGGACATCTTCGTTGCCGACTACTACGGCACTCTGGAGCCGGTGAACTCCCCAGAGAAGACCGCCGTTTATGAGTCGGGCATCATCACCCGTTCCGCGACTCTGGACGGCATCGCCAAGAACGGCCAAGGCACTTCCGAGATCAGCTACTGGCAGGATCTCGACGCCGACGAAGCACCGAACATCTCCAACGATGACCCTGACGACCTGGGCGCCGTCGGCAAAGCCGAGCAGGGCAGCATGCGCGCCCGCACCCTGTACCTCAACAAGGGCTACGGCGTATCCGACTTGACTGCTGAACTGGCCAACTCCGAGCCGATGCAGCACATCCGCAACCGCTTCGGCACCTACTGGACCCGTCAGTGGCAGCGCTACCTGATGGGGGCGGCCCGCGGCGTGATTGCGTCGAACATCGCCAACAACGGCGGGGACATGGTGAAAGATGCGGGCGCATCCATCAGCGCAAACGCCTTCCAAGACGCTGCCTTCACCGCCGGTGACGCTGCCGACATGTTCGCCGCGATCGGTGTGCACTCAGTCGTGATGAACCAAATGGTGAAGCAGGACATGATCGAGTACCTGCGCGACTCGCAGGGCAAGGTCATCCTGGCCACCTACCTGGGCAAGCCGGTGTTCATGGATGACGGCCTGATCTACGCCCCGGGCCAGTACCTGTCGCTGTTCTTCGGCCAAGGCGCCTTCGGCTATGGCGAGGGCGACCCGCACATGCCTGTCGAGATGCAGCGCAAGCCGGACGGCGGTAACGGTGGCGGTGCCGAGGTGCTGTGGGAGCGCAAGACCTACATCCTCCAGCCGGCCGGCTTCAGCTGGCAGGGCAGCGAGAACCGAAACCTGAGCCCGAGTGCCACCCAGTACGCAGCCGCGGCTAACTGGAAGCGCGTGTTCGACCGCAAACAGGTTCCGTTCGCCGCGGTCATCAGCGGCACCGCCACCCCTTGACCCCATGATGCAGGGCGCCGGCCTGGCGCCCTGCGCAGGAGATCAGCATGAAAGTCATCTACACCAACAACCCGGGCAGCGAGCGCGATACCTGCTATCGCCGTCTGGATCAGTTCTTCGGCGTGATCGACGGTGCTACCTCGGTATCCGTGCAGGGGAGTGCCCCGCACATCGGCGAGGCCTACCAGCGCCATGGCATCAGCGTGAGCGAGATCGAGGAAGGTCTGCGCCTGGATGGCCCTACCGTCGCTCAGTGGGTGGGAGAGGGTTACAAGGCGTCGACCTACCCACCGAACGGCTACGCCTCGGTCAGCAGCCAAGCGGAGATCGACAAGGCGATCGAGGAGGAGGGTGGCGACGAGACCGACCCTCACAAGATGAAGGTGCCGGAGCTCAAGGAATGGCTGACGGCTCAGGGCATCACCTTCGACCCTGCCCTCAACAAGCCCGAGCTGCAGGCCCTGATCCCGTCGAAGGAATAAGCCATGACCGACTTCATCACCGTCGCTGATGTTGACCAAGCGCTCGGGCAGGGCTGGGCCGGCACCGGTGATGCGGTCCTTGCCGTGACCATGGCCAACGCCTGGCTCACGGCCAAGATCAAGCGCCCGGTGCAAGATCCGGCGCCGGATGCAATCGTGACTGCCGGCGCGCAGGTGGCCAAGCTGGCTGCGGCCGGCCAGCTCTACAAGGACACCCAGCGCGAGGTGCAGAGCAAGACCGTGTCGGCCCAGGCCGGCACCTCGACCAGCAAGACCTACGTTGCGGGGTCTGTCGATCGCTCGACCGGCGAGAACTTCGCTCTCGACCTCATCGCGCCCTGGATCCGGCGCTCCGGCACCGTGATGCTCAAGAGGATCTGACCCATGGGCATGCGCGAAGAGCTGCAGGCCGAGCTGGCGGAAGCATTCGATGATCCAGACGGCCTTGCCGACGCGGTGAAGCCAGTTGCCGGTAGCCGCACGGTCAAGGGCGGATATGACCCCGAGATCGGCGGCACCGTCCCGGCCTCGACCATCCATTACGCCGGACGCGGCGTATTCGGCAGCTACCTGGCCAAGGAAATCGATGGCTCGCGTATCCAGACCGAGGATGTGAAGCTGCTGGTGCTGCAGAACGAATTGTTCGAGGGGCAGGCAGGCGCTGTAACCGATGTCCCGGCGGCGCCCAAGATCGGCGACCAGGTGAGCGGCTACCGCGTGCTCAACGTGTCCCAGGACCCTGCCCGGGCGACTTGGACCATCCAGCTGAGGAAGTGATATGGCGCGTGGCTCACACATGGCCCAGCGATACGGTGGTCAGCAGGGCGGCTTTGCTGAAGCTATCCGGGCATTCGCCGAGCAGGCGGAGCAAGCCCTGGACGCTACCTTCCGCGAGATCGTGATCGAGATCGGTAGCAGCGTTATCCGCATGTCGCCAGTAGGCAATCCCGAGTTGTGGGCGGCGAATGTGGCGCACCGGGCCAAGGCCACCAGGGCCGCCGACGACTACGACTTCAAGGTGGCGGTCCGCAACACCCTGATCAACCTGAACCAGGACAACTTCACCAAGGCCGGCAAGCTGCGAAGGGGCGTGAAGTACGCCAAGCCCCTGACAAAGACCGAGCGCGAGCAGAACTTTGCCACCAATGGCCTGGTAGCTGGTCAGAACTACCTGGGCGGTCGGTTCCGAGGCAACTGGCAGTTCTCCATCGACTCACCTGCAACCGAAGAGCTTGATCGCATAGACCGCTTAGGGAATTCGACAATTGCCGAGCTTCTCGGCCAGGTCCAGTCGCTGACTATCGGCCAGACCGCCTACATCGTGAATAACCTGCCGTACGCGATCCCCCTCGAGTACGGGCACTCAACCCAGGCGCCGGCCGGCATGGTCCGGGTGACCCTGACAAATTTCCAACGCATCGTCGACGAAGCCATCAGGAACAACAGCGTATGAGCCATGCACGAGCCCGCCAGGCCATCGAGATCAAGCTGATGGCCTGGGCTTCGGCGCGCCCGATCCGCGTCGCGAACTTCGAGCAAGAATTTGCTGCCCAGCAGGGCGAAACCTACCTCCAGGCCTACCAGCTGCCGGGCTCCACTACCTGCAGCTATCTCGGCGGAGACGCCTACGAGTACACCGGCGTGTACCAGGTCAGCATAACCAGCCCAGCAGGCCAGGCCCTGGCGACTGCTGAAGCACTGGTCGACGAGCTCAGTGCTCTATTCCGGGTAGATACGGAGCTCAGCCGAAACGGATTCGAGGGCCTGATCACAGAACCGGTGGAGCATGGCCCCACCATTCCCGAGTCGGCGACCTACACGGTCCCGGCCAGCTTCACTTACCGCGGTGTCGCGGATCAACTGCCCGCCGGGGCATAACCAACCGCCGCCTGGCGGGCTTTCAAGAGGAAATAACCCATGGCCGCACGCTTCCCGCTGCCGAACGGCTCTGTGCTGGAAATCGCCAGCGTACTCGCCGCTGCCGTCGCCTACACCGCTCTGACCAACGCTGCGCCGCCTGTGGCCAGCGCGGCAGGACACACCATCAAGAACGGCGATGTTCTTGTCGTCAGCTCAGGTTGGTCGCTGATCAATGACCGCGCTGTCCGTGCTGCCAATGTGGCCGCCGACAAGTTTTCGCTGGCCGGGCTGAACACCACCAACACCGATAAGTACACGGTCGGTGCAGGTGTTGGTTCTGTGATTCCGGTTACCAGCTGGGCTCAGATCTCCAAAGTTACCGCCTTCACCTCTTCCGGGGGCGAGCAGCAGTACCTTACGGTTGGCTACCTCGAGGATGATGACGACCGTCAGTTCCCGACAAACCGCAACCCGATCACGCTGCAGATCACCGTCGAGGATCAGCCAGCTGCTGCCTATGTGGACCTGGTTGAGGCCTATGGCGATAGCAAAGAACTCACGGTCGTTCGCCTCAAGCTGCCAAATGGCGACCAGATCCTCTACCCGGGTTACGTGAGCATCACCACCACCCCAACGATGGAGCGTAACAACCTCATGACCCGCACCATCAGCATCGCGCTGTCGGGTCGTCCGGTTCGTTACTTGGCCGGCGCGTAAGGAGCCCTCATGGCGAAGATCAAAATCGCGCAGAACCCAACCTTTACCGCGATAGTGCAGGTTCCTCGCATCGGCGGTGAGCCGGCCCCCGTGGAGTTCGAGTTCCGCTACATGGACCGCGTCACCCTGGCCGGTATGTTCGACCGCTGGAACAAGGCTCGCGACGCTTGGGCGGAGAAAGCCAAGGCCGACAACGCCACGTGGGAAGAGGTGACCGCCGGCGAGATTGCTATGCAGGCTGAGCAACTGGGCGAAATCGTCGCTGGGTGGGACTTGGAGGACAAGTTCAGCCAGAAAGCGATCCTCGAGTTGGTCCGTACCTGTACGGGGGCGCCAAAGGCCGTCATTGATGCCTTCCAGGCAGCCTACAGCCCGGCCCGCTTGGGAAACTGAGGGCGGCGGCCAGGGCCTGTTATGAGCGAGGGCCATCAGCCGAGCAACTGGCCACGCTGGGGCTGACCTTGGCGGACATCCCTGACGAGGAGGTGGAGGTCTGGCCGGATGCTTGGCTGGCTTTCCGCCTTTTCGATGCCATGGGCACGCAGTGGCGGGTGGGGCCAGGCGGGGCTTCAGGCCTAGATTACACCGCCATTCCCGCAACAGCTTCAATGCTCGGCATCAAGCGCCGCGACCTCACCGACATTTTCCCCGACCTTCGCGTGATGG